TTTGTTTTCATTTTATAGAAAAATAAAAAAAATTAGTTAGTTATCGTCCAAAACGTGGATTCCACGCAAAAATGACGGAAGAAAGACACACTACAGAGCGTAGTAAGCATTCCACAGCTTGTTTCCCGCTTGCCATGCTGTAGTAGAAAACACCATAGGCAAGAGGTACTTCGCTTGAGGATACACTGAGAATAATCCACTCAGTGTAAAGCTGGTTAGTGTTCTTATGGGCTGACTGGCAGTACCCCACGCACCTGACAATGTCGAACCTGTTGTAGTCCGCCACTTAAGCGCAGGAGTAGTACCAATAGTTGACATGAAATTGAGCCGATTGCCACCCGAATCGAGTATTGCAACCTCCCCCATTACACCTGGACATGCTTGCGTCGGAGTCAAAGTTCCCACAACATCGCATGAATCCAGATCGAGAGTCCCCATCCTAGCATTACCTATATCAAGCAATGCAGTAACAGGGTCCGAGCCAACAGAAGCCACAGTTGGAACACCATTAACACCAGGCACTGCTAAACGAATTGGGCCAGGCTCAATTCTGGAAAAATTAGCAGTACGGTATCCGGCGGAGGTAGAATTGGAAAAAGTATTAGAACCGATTATGCTCTGCACTTCAAAGTTATCAAAACAAGGAATGCAAAGCTCAACCGTATAATTAACCCACATCCCAAAGGATGCGTTACTTGCTTCCGCTGCCACCATCAGATACCCACAATAAGCTGTGCGGGGCTCTGGGTCTTGCCTCGTCGGTCTAGACACGTATCTAAACGGTTGGTCCAGCGCCATCTGACGAGTATTGACCTTCAAAGTGAAATCTGACCATACAGGACCATCATACGAGGTCGAATTCTGCAACAAAGACTGAATGTTGGTTACCACAGCATCATCATAATCATAATCCCATGCGGCGTAGACTCGACCACCAAGAGTGGTAGGATTTGACGTTTTAAAGTCAAACTCGAGTTTTGTAAAGCGGTACTTTTCATAGTTACCAGCAATATTACTAAGCCAAGGAAATAGAAATGAGCACGCAGGGTTTCCATCATAACCAGGTGTGTTAGCAGACAAACCAAGCAATTGAAACGTGGTGGAAGCTGTAGAGGTCAGGGTTCCAATAAATTCTCTATGAGAGACCAAAATAGACGTAGTACCAGTACTATTTGTTCCACTCAAAATTCGAGGTTTATTGTATCCCATTGAAGTCTGTTTAGAGACCGGAGCACTTTTTGCAACTCCATTCTGTGTTGCAACTTTCTTCTTTTTCTGAGCAGGACCTTTCGCCTTCTTCGTTTTAGGTGTACTTGGAATCATTTTTTATTGGAGTTTTTATGGGTTAAGGTTATGGCCACCCCTCTTCCAATCATGGTCTAAAAAAAAAATGTAAACAAGATCATTATTCGAAACCATTATACACCATATGCAATCGATGCCTAGAACATGACTGCAGCAAAGAACGCGCCTTCTCGTCTACGAGATCATATGTGGAAGTTATCCGATGCATCAACTGAATGACGCGGTCGTATGTGGAAGAGTAAAAAGTGTTTGTGGCTATAGAAGCACACGCGGAAAGATAATCATGAACAAGAAGACCTTTGCGTGTATAACACAAAACTGACATTTGCCTCACCTCATCATAGCAATATTTTATGATAGCCGAACCATCACGAACAGGATGTGATCCAATGAACAGCAACTCATCAAAAGGTGTGGTAGTCTCAGAAAGGAACTCCATATACACCCCAAATGTGTTGCAAAACTCATTGTACCTATTTCCAGTAAAGGCTTCATTGCTTGACCCAACGATCAGATCATCACCACACACCCAGTACAGACAGTCGCAGTCTCTGATGTCAAATTGTCTTTGAAACAACCATATCAACATTAACTGCAACAGCGAATTGTCTGTGCTGGTATTTATGTGTCCAGAGGG